AGCGGCTGCAATCTTTGAGCAGGCAGGTCGTAAAAACTCAGGTGGTCGTTTAGACAACAGTTTGCGTATTGCAGGGTTTCCAGTTAGCGCTGGTCGCACTCGACTAATCGGCCCGGCCGTATATAAAACGCGTCGCGGTATTGAAGCTGAAATGACAAAGATGATTGCTAAAACTATGCGCGTCGTGCAGGCAGGTTTGTAATGGCATTAAGTATTCCGATCGTCTCTGAGTTTGACGGCAAAGGCATTGACAAAGCAATTAAAGAATTTAAGCAACTAGAAACTGTTGGCGAGAAAGCACAGTTTGCTATCAAGAAAGCGGCGATACCTGCAGCGGCTGCAATTACGGCGGTTGCCGGTGCGCTTGGCTTGGCTGCAAAAGCGGCGGCCGAGGACGAACAGCAACAGGCAATTTTGGCTAACACAATGCAAAACGTTGTCGGCGCTACTGACGCAACTGTTGCAGCGACTGAGGACATGATCTCGGCTATGTCAAGGGCAACTGGTACGGCTGACAGCGAGTTACGGCCAGCGTTTAGTGCATTGCTTGTCGGTACAAAAAATGTTGGCGAGGCTACTGACGCGCTATCGCTTGCACAAGATATTTCGGCTGCGACTGGCAACAATCTTGCAACGGTAAGCGACGCGCTTGCCAAAGCCTATGCAGGCAACATGAAAGGTCTTGCAGCGTTGTCGCCTGAGATGAAAGGCATGATTAAAGACGGTGCATCACTCGACACCGTAATGCTTGCGTTAAATGACAACTTTGGTGGCGCAGCCGCAAAGTCTGCCAACACCGCTGCAGGTCAGTTCAAAATATTAAAAAATAGTTTGGCTGAAACACAAGAAAGCATTGGTGCAGGTTTGTTGCCCGTGTTGCAAAAAGTGTTGCCGTATTTGCAAAGCATGGCTGATTGGGCGCAAAAAAACCCTAAAGCATTTTTGTTTATTGCCGGCACGATCAGCGCTATTGCTACAGCAATCTTGGCAGTCAATTTTGCTATGGCCGCTAACCCGTTTACGCTAATTGCGCTTGGCATCGCGGCGCTTGTTACTGGTCTTGCCGTTGCGTACACAAAATTTGAAGGCTTTAGAAACGTTGTCAATTTTGTGCTTAACAGTTTGATTGCTGGTTTTGAATTGTTTGCTAATTCGTTTATTGGTGCGATCAATTTAATTATTGACGGCATGAATTTGATTAACCCGTTTAGTGATATCGGCAAGTTGCCGACAATTAATTTGGGTCGTATTGGTGGCGGTGGCGCTGCGACTAGCGGCGGGCAGGCTCGAGAGGGTGGCACGGGCAGTATTACGCCTGCTTTGCCGAGTATGCCTAGTTTGCCCCCAACGCTTATTGGCGGTGGCGGTGGCGGCGGCGGCGGTGCAGGTGGCGGCGGTGGCGGCGGCGGCGGGACTGGTGCTGGCGGTGGCGACCTAGTAACCATTCAAGGCGCTTTAACAACGTTTGGTATGGCTGAGCGCATTGCAGCGCGCGAGGCTGCAGCGCCGGTTGTTATAAACGTCAGCGGTGGCGTGTCAACTAGCGCCGAGATTGGGCAATCGGTTTATAACGCGCTGTTGCAATACAAACAGGTTTACGGGCCGCTTACGGCTATCGCAACATAATGCCGGCAACACTTGTTACAGGCGGTAGTTACACGCTAGAGATCGGTGCAGGGTTTGACGAAGACGCGTTTATTCTTGACGCAAGTTTGCTTAACGGCTCAGACGTGCTTGACGGTGACGGTGAGGAGTTCTACGACATTACCGACAAGGTGACAAACATTCGAGTGTCACGCGGCCGCAAACAACCTATTGACTCGTTTGGTGCAGGCACGATGATTGTGTCAATGCAACAAAAAGAAACCGACCGCACATTAGACCCATTTAATACGTCAAGTATTTATTTTAATACCAGCGAGGATCAGCCGGGTTTAGGGCCGTTGCGACCGATACGTTTGTCGCGCGAAGGCGAGTTTTTGTTTGTTGGCAAAGTAACTGGCTACCAACAACAATACGTTTTAGGCGGATTAACGCAATATGTTGTGTCGGCTGCAGATGACATTTATACGTTGGCGCAAGCAACGTTGCCTAGTACCGCTACAAGTGTGCAAACCTCGGCCGCTCGACTGGCAACTGTTTTGGCGCTTGTGCCGTACACAGGCACTACCAACATTACTGCGTCACCTACTGCAACACTTGGCGCGTTTACTATCGGCGAAGGCGCAAACGTCAACCAGTATGTCAACCGCATAAATCAAGCAGAGCAGGGTCGCATTTTTTGTGATCGTGAAAACACGCTAACGATGCAACCGCGTATCGGCACAACACTCGACGCACCAACCGTAACCTTTAACGACACCGGCACGGCTACCGCGTATGACGGCATAGGGGTCGAGTATGACCAGCAGTTAGTTATTAACACGGCAACCGTAGAAATTGAGTCAGGTGGTACGCCACAGGTTGCTACTGACGCGGCAAGCATTGCCGAATATTTTGTGCAAGCGTTAACAATTACAGACAGTTTGTTGCAAAACGACGCAGAGGCCTTGACGTTGGCTAACTATTTGCTTGAGGGTACGCCAACACCTAGGTTCACGTCAATCAGCACAACGTTTGCAAGTTTGACTACACCGCAAAAAAACTTGTTAGCACCGATTGACATTGGCGAAACCGTACAGATCACTAAGACTTATACGACTGGCACGCCGCTATCTAAAACACAGGATTTGGCAGTCGAAGGCATTGACCACGACATAAACGTCATTACTGGCCACAGGGTTACAATCTATACCAGCGACACGATCGTGCTTAACGACCTAATTTTAGACGACATTTTGTTTGGCACGATAAACACAAACAACGGGCTTAGTTAAGGTAAAGTAGGCAAATATGACAACACCGTTTCCGTTTGTTGCTGGTCAGGTTTTGACGGCCGCGCAACTTAACGACATACAAAATTTACCGATATCGGACAAGACCGCTAGTTACGTTTTAATTGCAGGTGACGAAACTAAACGCACGATTATGAATAGCGCAAGCGCTACAACAATTACGGTTAATAACTCGATCTTTACGGTTGGCGATGTTATTCAGGTCGCTAACAAAGGTGCAGGCACTTGCACGATTACTGCGGGTGCGGGCGTAACTATTAACACAAGCGGTTCGCTTGCTTTGGCGCAATATGGGGGCGGCTATTTACTTGCTTTGTCGGCGTCAACTTTTACTTTTTTTAACTTAGGTGGTGGCGGCGTTTCTTATGGCGTGGCTACTGGCGGCAGTTCGTCAAGCATTACGGTAGGCGGCATAAATTACACGCTGTTAACTTTTTCTAGCGACGCTAATTTAGTTGTGTCGAAGGCTGGCGTTTTTGACGTGTTGCTTGTTGGTGGCGGTGGCGGTGCAGGATTTTGCGAAACCAATTTTGGTGGCGGTGGTGGCGGTGGCGGCGGTGCTGTTACTTCGCCAACTAATTTTATTACTTTGTCTTTGAGTGCTGCGACTTTTGCAATAGATGTTGGTGCGGGCGGTGCGTCAGGTGCGGCTACTCCGAATCACGGTTTTAACGGTTCGGAATCAAAAATTGGTTCAATTCTTAGCATCGCAGGCGGTGGCGGTGGCGGCACATCAAATAATGGTATTAATAAATCTACACAAAATGGTGGTTCAGGTGGCGGAAGCGGCACAAGTGAATCAACCGCTCAAGGCATAGCAACTAATCCGCTATACGGAAATAATGGCGGCGTAGGTCAGTCTGATTCAAGTTCTACTTATGGTGCAGGCGGTGGCGGTGGTGCTGGTGCAGTCGGTGGAAATGCTGTCACAACAACGGGTGGTGCGGGCGGAAACGGTTTAGACATCAGCGGATTTATTAGCGGTGCAACTTATTACGCAGGCGCAGGCGGTGGTGGCGGTGGCTCGGGCGCAGGCGGTGCTGCTGGTAATGGCGGCGTAGCAGGCAAAAATAGTGGCACAGGTAACGCAGGTGTAAATTATGGTGCAGGCGGTGGCGGTTCTCGCAACGCTGTAGGTGGCGCAGGAGCGGCAGGCGTTGTGTATGTCAGGTTTAAGGTTTAACTATGGAACGACAATTCTTTGCACAGATAGACGCCGATAATGTTGTAATCCAAGTGCATTGCGTAACACAAGAATTTTTAGACGCAAACCCCGAACGCTACACAGGCACTTGGGTTGAAACTTTTTTCAACTCAACTGACAAAACTTATGCAGGCCCGGGTTTTATTTACGATTACGACACACAAGATTTTGTTGCACCATATGTTGAGCCAGTCGAGCCACGACAAGAGCCGTAATGCAATGCGGTTTACGCTATTTGCGCTGATATTTATGTTGACCGCTTGCGAAACAACACGCGACAACACGATCACCGTCAAGTCACGAGTCAAAAACATGACGTTAGATAACTGCAACGTACCTGACCGATGCGGCATCACACCGTGACTCGACACAGATACACAGCCGACGAACTGCACGCACGCATGATCGTCACCGTCGGCGTACTACTGGCCATAGTTTTCAGCACCATAGTTTTAGGCATGACGTACGGATTGCTTTTTGTGTCGCAACCTGAAAAACAGGCCCCCAATGACGCGGCCTTCATTGATTTAATGTCAACGATTGTTGTGTTTTTAACTGGCACATTGTCGGGCATTGTTGCGTCTAACGGCATAAAAAAACCCACAAAATAACAATGGCTAATCGCGCTTACATAGTTACGCAACAACCAGTTGTAAAGTCTGCGTTGGCTGGCACAGCAGAATGGGCGCGACTTGCGTGTTTGCATAGCGGCGGCAGTTTGTGGAATAACGGCACATTTGTGCATCGCGACATACGCAACAGACCCGGCACAATTAGCAATCATGCTCGAGGGCTGGCAATGGACTTGTCGTACCGTTGGCTAAACCAAAAAAAACTTGGCAAAGCAGACGGCCGCAAAGCGTCATTAGCGTTTATTGTCAAGTGTTTAGAGAACGCAGACCATTTAGGAATACAACTTGTGATTGACTATGCGATGCAACGGTCATGGAAATGCGATCGTGGTACATGGCAACCGCTACCGAGTGTCGAGCAGGGCGACTGGTATCACATAGAGATTGACCCCCACGTCGCCAACGACCCGATCATCGCAAAACAGCGCTGGCAAGCCGTTTTTGGGGTATCACCGACAGAGGCAACAAAACCTGTTTAGGCTGGTCACCTACCGAGAAAGTAGGTCACTATGACACTCATCAGCAAACTTGCAATATCGCTATTTATTAGCGTCACGTCAATATTTATTTTGACACCGCCGCCTGCACCAACAGCCGACGATCTAGCAGTCAGACAACCCGAGGTATTTGAGGGTTACGGCCGACCAGTTGACATACCTAGCACTACTAGCACCGTGCCTGTAACTACGCCCATAACGCAACCTGACGCGTGTCAGACCGTGTTTGACATGGCTCGACACGTTGGCTGGGCTGAACAAGACCTAACGCAACTAGTCGCAGTTGCCTACCGCGAAAGCCGTTGCAACCCTGCAGCGTTCAACGCAAGCGACCCAAACGGCGGGTCAGCCGGGGTAATGCAGATCAACTATTTTTGGTGCAAACCTTCGTCGTACTACGCAAACGGCTATTTGCAGGCATACGGCCTATTACGCACGTGCGATGACCTGTTTGACTTAGAGGACAATTTGCGTAGCGCGTTAGCAATCTTTAGATACTCAAATGGGTGGCGTGCATGGTCACTTTAAAACATTTGTTTCTTGCGTCAGTCTTGACGGCGTACACCTACCTGATAATGTCAGTCACCAACAAACGAAAGGCAAAAGATGACCGAGAACATCAAAGCAGAGATTGAAGTAATAAACGGATTGAGCAAAGTCGCTCGACAGCGTTACGGCGATAATGCCGTTGAAGCATTAGTTGGCGCGTTGTCAACAGTTTGCACCGCAAAACAATTAAAAGCATTGTTAAACGGGTGGTCGTCAGATGTTTAATAATTTTACTAACGACCCACAATTTCAAGCGCTTAAACACGTTATGGAACAGATTACGCAAAACAAAGTGCCAGTACGTCAGCCTTGGGAATTGGCAGCGCGTAGCACGTTACGAGCAATCCAGCACGAGATTGACGACCGCAACGTTTTAGACGACGCTGAACTAATTGACGTACTTAACCAAACACGTATTGAGATTAAATATTTGTTGAGCATCATTACCGATCTTGACGAGCGCGTCAAAGAGCGCGACATTGAGATCGGTATTAAGCAACTGCGCTTAAACGAAAACGAGGTAGAAATACAGCGTTTAGAAAACATGGTGCATCGTGCTAACTAAACACGACAAAAACCGTATGCGTATCGCAATGGCCGAAAGCCAAGCCAGCGCGAACGCCAAATGGACACCGCAACAACAAATGCAGGTAGATAACGCAATACGCAAAATGGCGCGTATGTTGCCACGCTTTACAGCCGATCAAGTTTGGTACGAGTTAGGCGCGTCATTTCCAGTTACTAAAGGCATGACCGCTCGACTACTGGTTGCGCAACGTAACGGCGTTATAAAGAACACGGGCGAGATTACGTTTGCTGAACGTGGCGGCGAACACGATCACGCGCAACGCCTAACAATATGGCAATCACTATGACTGGTTTTAATCTTGACAACTATGTTGACGTACCTACACGTCTAGGCATGGCACTAAAAAAATATCCTGACCTACGCATTCAAGAAACACACCGCGAGATTATAGAAATGCCTGACAAGTCATGCTTTATACGTTGCACCGTGACCGTGTGGCGCGATCAAGCCGACCCAATACCAGCTGTTGCGTCAGCGTGCGAAATATACCCCGGTCGTACGCCGTACACAAAGATGAGCGAAAACGAGGTCGGGTTCACTAGCGCGCTGGGTCGAGCGCTCGGTTACATGGGCTTTGGCATAAACAAAAGCATTGCAAGCCGTAACGAGGTTGAGGCAGCGCAATCAAGGCAACCTACAGGCCGTTTAGCGCCAGTTGTACCGATGCACGACGTAGAGATGCCATTTCCTGACGCACCCGTGCAAGAGTATGCAACGCCTAAACAGTTGGGCATGATGCGTGCGTTGGCTAACGGGCAAAACATTGCGCAAGACAAGTTAAAAGAGTATTGCTCAAACGTGCTTGGCCGTCAGATCAACACAACAGGCGATCTAACTAAACGTGATGTCAGTCGAGTAATTGACGCGCTAAAACTAGGTGAGCCACAATGAGCGACGTTGAGCAACTTAAGCAGATAATGCAGGCGTTTACGATCGTGCAAGCAATGACCGATTTCTTAGGCAAAGATGATGTAGAACAGCATTTGCGTTGGGCAGCCAAAAACTATGCCGAGCGCATTTACATACAAAGTATTGTAAACAACTAAATAACGGGCATGGCCTACACCCTTTGCAAGGTGAAAGGTATAAAACACGGTGACGTGGGTAGATGACACGCGTGGTAACACGTGGTCAAGCAAATGCGCTAAAGAGTTAGGGTGTCGAGTGAAGGCAGACGACGGGGGGCTTAGCGCACTAGGTCTAACACACAACATAGATTGACATACCACAAACAAACAACAGACATAAGGTTGACAACATGGTTAACGTTTACAAACTGAGAGCAAGCGCGACAGCGCGCGCTAGCGCATTATGAGCAGAGCGCACGATCATGCCGACTACCAGCGCAACCGACCAGTCGTACTACGCGAACAGCCAACCTGCACCGTCTGTAACCGGCAACCTTCAACACAAGTTGACCACATCATTCCCGTTGATGCAGGTGGCGGCCACGAATTAGAAAATTTACGTGGCATATGTTTCAAGTGCAATAACATTCTCGGGCATCGCTACGTAACACAACGAAACGAAATGCGACAAACAATACGAGCCGAAGCAATGAGACAAAACGGAATACGAGAAACACACAAACCGTTTTTTACTGAGAAAAAATTATTCACCCCGACCCAATCTT